TATGCTAACAAAAGAAGAGGCAAGAAGACATGATTGTATTTTTCTTGCTGAAACAATGGCAACACTAGAAGACCGAAAACTTGGCACGGGTGCGAGTAAACATTGGAAGATAATGCGAAAGCATTTAGATTGGTTTATGAAACACAATGCCAAAGCATATATGGTCTTACTAGATTAACTCCTTAACCCTGGCGCTAACGCGCCAGGGGTCCCAAATCAAATCCAAAAATCCAAATAAACTTTGACCCTATCCCCCCTTTTTTGCAAAAGGGGTCCCACTACTACAGGTTGTATTGCATAATTTAGACATTTGTGTATACTGAAAACATTTTGGTACCATGGACTTGAATAAGGTAAATATAGAAAAATTACCTGCAGATGTTCGTAAGACCTTCAAGCAGATGCAACTTCTGCTTGCTGAAAAAAAGATACAGAATAAAGCTAAGAATGACTTCTTGTCTTTTGTCAAATGTGTGTGGCCTGATTTTGTAGAGGGGTCCCACCACAGACACATTGCAGATAAATTTAATAAATTGGCGTCGGGTGAAATAAACCGGTTGATCATTAACATGCCGCCTAGACATACAAAATCTGAATTTGCATCTTACTTGCTACCAGCATGGATGGTGGGCCGTGATCCAAAGCTCAAGATTATTCAAGCAACACACACAGCAGAACTCGCAATACGATTTGGTCGTAAAGCAAAGAATTTAATCGACAGAGAAGATTACGCAAAAATTTTTAAAACAACTTTACAAGAAGACTCTAAAGCAGCGGGACGTTGGGAAACATCACAAGGTGGTGAATACTTCGCAGCCGGTGTCGGTGGAGCAATAACAGGTAGAGGAGCGGACCTACTGATCATTGACGATCCACATTCAGAACAAGATGCACTATCACCTACAGCGATGGAGTCAGCTTACGAGTGGTATACATCAGGTCCACGACAACGTTTACAACCAGGTGGTAAAATTGTTTTGGTCATGACTCGTTGGACAACAAAAGATCTAACAGGTATGTTGGTCAAGAATCAAACAGAACCTAAAGCTGATCAATGGCACGTGGTCGAATTTCCAGCAATCATGGACCACGGATCAAAGGACGCAAAACCGGTATGGCCGGAATATTGGAAACTCGACGAACTAGAGAAGGTTCAAGCAACACTGCCCACGGGCAAATGGAACGCGCAGTGGATGCAAAACCCTACAGCAGAAGAAGGAGCTATATTAAAACGTGAGTGGTGGCGTAAGTATACGCACGAAGATATACCCGAACTACATCACGTCATACAATCTTACGACACAGCTTTTTTAAAAAAAGAAACAGCCGACTACTCGGCGATCACTACGTGGGGTATTTTCTATCCATCAGAAGACGAAGGCGCTAATTTAATATTACTCGATGCTATCAAAGGCAGGTACGAGTTTCCTGAACTTAGACGTTTAGCGTTGGAACAATATCAATACTGGAAGCCTGAAACGGTGATTGTTGAGGCGAAAGCATCAGGTTTGCCATTAACGTACGAGCTGAGAAAGATGGATATACCAGTCGTGAACTTTACACCCTCAAAAGGTAACGACAAGCATGCCCGTGTAAATGCTGTTGCACCTTTGTTTGAATCTGGTATGATATGGAGTCCTGAGCAAAAATTTGCTGAGGATGTCATTGAAGAGTGCGCAGCGTTCCCATATGGCGATCATGATGACCTTGTGGATTCTACGACACAAGCGATTATGCGATTCAGGCAGGGCGGTCTGATCGGTCACCCTGAAGATTACGTAGATGAAAAGGCAGAGAAACCAAATAGGAACTATTATTAATGAGTATAATTAAAGGTCTATTCGTAGGATTAAAAAATCAAAAGGTTATTCCTTTTAATCAAATGACTCCTGAGTTACACAATCAGATTAGTAGTGGTCTTGCGAAACTCATGATGGCTGCAAAAATGACAAAAGCCAAACTGACAAAGTCACAAAGAGAATACATAGTAAACCAGGCAAAACAGGTTCAAGAATTTGAAGATAGATATATTACAAAAATAAAAGACAGCGCTGGTAATATTATTAAAAAAGGTAAAGAAAAAGTAGCTGATGTTTTTGATTTAGAGGGTAGAACTCTTGATCCAAGTAAAACTATCATGGGTGGTACACAAGAAGGTGCCGCACTTAAATCAGGAATTATGAAAGCAACAGGAGCTAAACCAACAAAAGTTCCAGACACTATGAAAAAACGTATAGAAGATAAATATGGAATAAAATTAAAAGGTGATGAAACCATGGGTGAAATACAAAAACTTATTGATGATCTACCAACTAAAAAAGCAGACGGTGGACGTATTGGTTTAAAAGAGGGTAAAGGAATGTTTGAAGAATTATTTTATAGTAAAGATAGACCTATACTTTCTGGTTTAAACACTGCAGCGTTATTTGATTTAGTTGTAGCTGCAAAAGATGCAGCTGGACCTCTTTTAGGTTTTGCAGATGGCGGACGTATTGGTTACAAAGATGGACCCGACCAACCTGGTAGAAGAAAGTTCATGAAAATAGCTGGTGGTATTTTAGGTGCACTACCTTTTGGAGGCGCTAAACTATTAAGTAAAGCAGCTCCTGTGGTTTCAAAAGCAGCCGAGCTTACAGGACCTGCTTTAAATAAAATTGTAGAAACCGTTATGACTTTTGGTAAAATGGTTTCGTTAAAAGGTAAAAGAGTAAAAGAGATGGTGACTAAAAAGAAACACGAGGGTGTTGAAGTTACAGAAGATGTTGGAGATGGTAGTTATATTATCAAAAAAGGTGATAAAGAAATTTATTACAAACCAGGTAGACAAGATGAAACTGGCGGCTTTGAAGATGACATCATAGAAGTTATTGAAAAAAGAATTGAAAGAGCAGGCGGTGGCGGTATCGGCTATATGTTAGGAGAATAATGAAGTTCGGTCCTAAAGAAACAAAACAATTAAACGAGTATTTACGAACTGGTAGAAATAGAAACAGACAATTCTTAACCACACAATTAGTGGACGATTTAGAATCAGGTTCTTTTAACATGGCCGATGGTGGTCGTATTGGATTTAGAAAAGGCACACCTATAGAAGACTACCCTCCTGAAGTTCAACAACGTATTAAAGATTATGGTGTAGAAAAATATAATAAATTAAATAAGAATCAAAAATACGATATTCGTAATCCTAAACGTTTAAACAAAACATTTAATTTTAAATTTAAGGGTAATAAATTTCCAACTCAAGTGCTCGGTTTAAAAGATGCTAGTGCTAAAAACATACAAGATTTATTAAATATAATTGAAAAAAATCCTAATATTACACCTGAGCAATGGTTTGCAAAAACTAGTAAAGTAAAAGGTGCTTCATCAGGATTAGATCAATTATCAAGAGATTTATTAAAATATATTAAAGGCGACTTTGATGCAATTAAAGGTGCAACCTCTAAAGAAACTTTTGATAAATTAAATATTAAAAATTTAATTAAAGATGAAATACCTAATTTAAAAAATATTTCTGGGAAAGCTTTTAGACAATCTGTTGGAACTGCTGCCCGTGCTAAAAAAGCAGTCACTAATACATTTGAGGCAGTAATGAGATTAAACGAAGAGTTTAAATTAGATCCAGATGTTGACATAGAGGAATTAGCAGAGCAGCTTTATGGTAAAGGTGCATCAAAAAGTGTTCCTTTAATGAATCAAACTAGAAATGATGTAGCAAGATATGTTGAAGTTTTAAAAACAGGAACTAGAAGAAATTTAAATATACCTAATTTTAAATATCCTTCACCCGACAAAGCAGCAGATATTTTAGATTCTATTGCTGATAGATCGGGAAATTTTGGATTTCAAGAAGGGGTTATTCGTGATTTAAAATTTAGCATAAGAGATGATTTATTAAAACTTAAAAAAGGTACGACCACAAATCTAAGAAGAGTGTTAAGTGATTTGATAAAAGGTAAAGGAGATGTAATAGATGAGGCTGTTGGTCTTTCAGCTACATTTGAGGATGCTCCTGGTTATACAGAGGCAACACAAGTTGTTAAAGGTAAAATTAACAAACAAAAGGCTAATACTATTGACAAACCTTTTTCTGCACTACTTAAAAAATTAAAAACTAATTCTGCAACTACAAAAGAAATAAATGATTTTAATACTATTTCAAAAAGATTTATGAAAGAAACAGGGGTAGACTCTCCTATAATTAAATCTGGTAAAAATTTAAAACCAGAAAAATTTATTAAAAGTTTTAAAGATTATTCTCCAGAAGCTCAAGCAAATATACAACAATTAGCTAAAGAAAATAATTTTGTAATTCAAACAAAATCAGAGCCATTAAAAAATGTTGTAAGTTCTTTACAAAAAAATAAACCTTTAAAAGATAAAATTCTTTCAGGTATTGGAAAAGCAGCAAAAGTAACAGGCAAAGTTTTAAAACCTTTAGGTTATGGTGTGGTAGGACCTATCGCTGTTTCTACAGCAGTAAAATCTGCTGAAAAACAAGGCTTAGATTTAAATTTATTAGATAAAGCTATGGCGTTTGAATCTGGAGATCCAGAGGTAGCTATTAACATGGCAAAAAGAAGAGTAGATCCAGAATTTGCTGCACAACAAAGAGCAAAAGATTTAGCACAGATGTCAGATGATTTTCAAGAGGTAGGACAACAACCCATGAACATAGATTTAACAATGCCTAGAGCATTTGCTATGGGTGGTTTATCAGGTGGTGATAAGTCAGGCCCACCACCAGAAAGAGGACCTAATCCACAAGGGTTGCTATCATTAATGAAACGTGGTATGAAAATATAGGAGTAGTAAATGGCAGAAATAGAAAAAGGACTCCCGAACACTAGAACTAAAATTGATGTCCCTTCAGATGAAGAGATAGCACAAGAAGTTGCCGTTCAGGAACCAGAAGAACAAAAAGGACCAATAGAAGTTATACCAGAAGAGGATGGTGGTGTAACATTAGACTTTGAGCCAGGATCTATCAACGTACCTGGAACTGAATCACATTTCGATAATCTTGCAGATCTTTTACCAGATGATGTACTAGAACCAATTGGTAATGAAATGGTTCAAAATTATATGGACTATAAAACATCTAGAAAAGATTGGGAGCAAGGATACATACAAGGTTTAGATCTTTTAGGATTTAAATACGAAAACAGAACAGAACCATTTCAAGGAGCTTCAGGTGCAACACACCCAGTAATGGCAGAAGCTGTTACACAATTTCAAGCACAAGCATATAAAGAATTATTACCAAGTGATGGACCGGTTAGAACACAAATCATTGGTGTAAAAAATCCTGCAACAGAACAGCAAGCACAACGTGTAAAAGATTTTATGAATTATTTAGTTATGGATCAGATGAAAG